CCATCTGTTGTTTGTGTGTTTGTGAAACTAATATCTGCATCACCAGAAAATGTTGCATTGCCTACACTTGTTTGTGTGTTGTTGAAGCTAATATCGGCAGAAGTAATAGCTATCTTTATGCCGTCAGTAGTCTTTGTAAATATTGCACTTTGATCTGCTGAAGCTAGTCTAATTCTTTCAGCTACAGAAGTTTGTGTATTATCTGATAAAAATTCTATAGCAGAAGTTCCTGCTGCAATCTTTATAGCAGCCGTATCATCAACAAAGTTACCACTTATATCTGCAATACCTGAGAGTATACCCACACCAACAGATTGCTTAGAAGCAATTCCAGACATCTCAGCAGAGCTAACACCTATTTTTATAGCAGCAGAAGTTTCTGTAAAATTAAAACTTTGAGTTGAAGTACCAAAAAAGACAGAACTTACTGTTGAAAAAGGCTGTACTGCAAAAGCATTGAAGCCTAACATTACTCAGTATCCGTTGGTTTTGTTGGAAAAGTGAATCCTTTGTCATTCATACTTTTATATGTTTTTGTTATATCTCTCAATTCTTGTCTGTATGTCTTCATTTTGTCTGTCATTGTGACATCTGATAAAGCATAATGATCTGTTTGTGACAATAAAAAATTCCTTCTACCTCTTAATAAGAATAACTCTCTTTCTTCTTCTTTATCGTTCCAAGATTTTTCTTCTTCATCTCTGAACTTTTCTTCTTCTGCTGTATATTTTATTCGTTTGCCATTTACTAATTTATATCTTGTCATGCTTTCATTCCATATAATGCGTAATGTATTTCATCTATATCTCCGACATTAAAGAAAATTTGAATTTCTTTAATTCTTTCTCTGGCATTTGTTGCATTGTCATAGCTTCCACCTATGGCAAAACTTGATACTGCTCCATCCATTCCTGTCATGGAAGTCATTCCGTGATATGCTGTTGGTATTGTACTGGAGCCAAACCCACCAAGAAATAAATCTGATTGAAACCCTCTATTTGGATTTTGTGTAAAAACAATGTAAGCATACGTTCCAGTGCCATTTATATTAAGATGATTATTGTCAACATCATGCAATGCACCTTGTGAGCCATATATATCAGTAGTATCAAATGATGATTGACCATCTCTTTTCCATCTCCAAGCTAAATTTCCACTTGAACTTCCAGTCCCTATAGTATTTAAAATTAAACGAAAGTTTACAAAATCAGAGTAATCAATACTTATATCAATACTGCTAACATTTGTAGTTGAACTTGCTGATGCTAATAATTTAATACCCTGTTCGTTATTTCCTATAAACTTTGCTAAGTCTGCTGCTTTACTCATGCTAAATCTCCATGTGAAACAACAGCAGTATATTGTCCATCATCAAAACTATCTCCTTGATCTATGCCTTGAATATACACACTAGAAGCAGAACGAGTATAATTTCTACTGTAATACATTGTTACATACCCGATTGTTCCATCTTCTGTGCTCATAGCAGTAGTAGTAAAATATACAGTATTAAAAGGACTACTAAATGTATATGAATATCTTCCTGGACCTTCGTCTGTCAAACCACTCATATTAAAACTTTCATTTGTCGTAGGTGAATCACCAGTATGATGTGCTCTAAATTTAGCACTACCACCTGCTACAAAACTCGTAGCAATACTATTATTACCACTTGCATCTTTTAATGTATTTACTCTTAATTCACTAGCCATTACGCTAAGTCTCCACTTACTACATATCCGTTATTTGTATGATCCGTTGCTGAAGCATTTTCTATTGTTTGAATTCTAGTGTCACTTGTTGTCTTTGCTGATTCATCTTCAAAAGATTCACAACTTGTAACTGTTGATTGTGGTTGACTTTGAGACATTGTTACATAGTTAACAGAACTCATATTGCTTGACCATTGAGGATCATATTGACCTGTTGTATGATCTGTTACACTTGAAGTATTAAAACTATCCTTTACAGATGGAGTGTCTTGGTCATAATCACCCCAACATTTAGCAAATCCTGCCATAGTATCTTGTGTACTACCAGATGTCTTTCCTATGCTATCTACTTTTAATATACTTGCCATTATGCTAAGTCTCCACAAACCATTGTGTATCCGTGGTCACAATCTCTTGCTGTATTTGTAGTATCCATAGTGTTGACCTCATACTTTGAACTGTCAGTAAAATCATTATCACATCCATCCATTACTGCTTGTGATTCACCTTCATCTAAAGTCATTCCAGATACAGCATATAATTTTTGACCTGTCATATTATTTGTAAAATTATGTTGTGTTTTACCTGTTGTTCTATCAGTCATAGAGCTTAAATTAAAACTGTCAAAAACCTCTGGGGTTTCTTGATTGAAACTTGTCCATTGTTTTGTTAATCCTTGTTGAAGATTAGTTGTCTTAGTTCCTTCACCTTGAATACTAATAGAACCTTCTGTTGACTTACCTTTTATAGTATCTACGTTGAGTTGGCTTGTCATACGATACTCCAATAACCATTAACAGTAACTGTTGCGTTCTGTGTAATTGGACCTGCTGACACACCATTTTCATCTGCGTCTATAGTTATGTCTGCACTAATAGTCTGACCATTTAATCTTATTATACTATTGTTACCTTTAAAAGGATATCTTGCATCTGACTCTGTCTTTGTATAAGTTTCTTGTACTGAAAATACATCATAAGCAATAATCTCTATTATATCATTTAAACTTGCGGCAGTGACAAGAACAACACTTGTACCAGATGTTGCAGCATAATCTGTTCCGTTTTTTAACAACACACCATTTTGGTATACATCTGTGTATAATCCGTCTGTATAACTTAATGTTAACGAGTTTGCATCTGAGCCAGAGAATGTAGTTTGACCAGCGGTGGCTTGATAAACAAATCTTGATCTTAATCCTTGACCTGGTGATTTTCCTAAATAAGGCATTACGCTAAATCTCCGTGAATAATAAACATACAAGGGTCAACATCCAAAGCATCAGCAGCATTATGAACATCAGTTATCCCAAACCTTGCAGTTCCTGCTGCTCTACTAATTATATGAGCCATACATTCATCATCAAAACTATTTATTGCTCCACACATACTTGAACAAGCATATGTAGCATTACCCATATCATTTGCTATGGTTACTGTTACATCTCCAGTTCCATTATCTGTTATCCCTGTAACATTAAATGAGTCATCAAGAGTAGCAGTACCTGTCATGTCAACATCTGCCCACACTTTCGCCAACCCTTGTTGTAAACTGGTTGTAGCAGTGCCTTCTCCTGCAATAGATCCAGCAACACCTATGCCTGAATTTATAACTCTAGTTAGAGCCATAATTTACTCCCTATGCGTATGGACTATCGCCTAATACAGAGGTATCCCATGCTGCTTTGAGCTTTGCGATTGTATCTGCATCAGATATAGCTTTGGCTGCTGGTGCATCTCTTAGTGCTTTCTTTTTAGCTACACTTGCAGTCTTTGCACTTGCATCATCTGCCTCTAATGCTTTCATGTATACAACGTCTTCTGCTTCTAACAATGGCTTTCTTATCTCTCTGATTTTATCTTGAAAAATCTTTTTAGCTTCAGTCATGTCTTCAGATATAACTTTACCATTAAGTTTCCAAGCACCTCTAAAGTGTCTATCAGAAGGAACAGTCACAGTAGAAGCGTCTACAGTTGCTCCATCCTTATCTGTTATATATGTTTTGGTTGTCATGTTTGCTCCTTATGCTGCTTCATTATCAATCTTCCAAGCATTACGCCATATGCGTGTACTTGGCAATTGATCCTTTTTACAAATAACTAATCTTTGTCGATTAGCTTTTTCATAATCTCTCCACACTCTTTGTGGTATGTCTTTCATAATTAAATACTCTATTGCTTGTTCTTCCGTCATTTTACCAATAGGCTTAGTTTTGTGCAATAGATAACCTCTTGTATGTTTTTTAAAATCTGGCTTAGCTTCATCTTCTGCTAACAACCAGTACACTTCTACTGGTGGTAATATTCCACCTTGTAATGCACAAGCCATCCAGTTTGGATCTGGCACAGTAACTTTTGCACATTCATCTGTGTCTGGGTCTTCCCATACAATACGATAGTCTGATTGTTTGCCTTCTAAGTTTTCTTTCGCCCAACACAATCTATCCCAAAGATGTGTGCCTTGAAATTTTGGTGTTTTTATTGTCATGCTAGTTCTCCTAAATTACAACTCAATACATATTTAAAATCAAATGTGCTTCCTGAAGAAGCGGCAATATGGTCATATGCTGTCGTTGTAATTTGTCTGTATATTTCTAAACCATTTGCACTACCCGCAGTAAATTGACCATTAGCTAAATTATAATTACCATCAACTGCTGTAACATAATCTACGGTAGCCATATTATTTGCAATAGTAACTGAAAAATCTCCCGTTGTATTATCTGTAATACTAGTTGTGTTAAAGCTATCTCGTATTGATGCTGCATCCATGTTATAGTTCACCCATTGTTTATTAACACCATTAAATATATAACTTGTATTAACAGACTTTTCTGTACCAGTATTAGCTGAATCAGATGTTGTTAATGTATCAAATGCTATTGTTCCGTTTGCCATTATGCTAAGTCTCCAAATATTGCAACACAAGTATCTTGTGTATCTGACGCAGTTCCACCAGTATTGCAAGTAAACAAATTAAAAGAGCCTGTTGAAGGTGATCTTAATCCTAC